AAGCTTGGGAAGTAGCTATGCCAACTATGCGTCAGGGTAGTAAGACACTAGGTACTATGATTGCTTTTGGTACAGGTGGTACACAGGGTGTAGACTTTGCAGGTATGGAAGAACTATTCTACAATCCAGAGTCATATGACTGTTTATCTTTTAAAAACGAATGGGATGATGGGGCTATGGGTACGGAGTGTGGATACTTTGTACCCATCTTTGAGAACTTAGAGGGATTTATTGATGATGATGGTAACTCTATGATAGAAGAGGCCACAGATTTTGAGCAAGGTAATAGAAATAAAAAGAAAGGCACTAATGACCCAAAAGCATACGATCAGTATATAGCTGAACACCCACTATGCCCTAGTGAAGCTACATTACAAGTATCATCAAATTTATTTGACATATCATCACTACAAGAACAATACAATAAAGTAAAAGCTAACAAGCTACATGCTATAGGTACAGCTGGTAGATTGTATTATAGTAAAGATAACAAGATAAAGTTTGAACCTGATGGTGATGCTAGGCCCATCCTTCGATTTCCACATCGTAAAGAAGATAATCTGGTAGGAGCCATTGTTCTCTACGAAGGTCCTTATAGGAACCAGGAGGGACAAACTCCGCATAACCTATATGTAGTGTGCCATGACCCGTATGGACAAAACCAATCAGCAGACTCCAGCTCTCTTGGTGCTGCGTATGTGATAAAGAGAATAAATAATATATCAAAGCCTGATGATTTAATTGTTGCTAGCTATGTAGGTAGGCCACACACGCAGGACGAATATAACAAAAATTTATTCATGCTAGCTGATTATTTTAATGCTAAGATTGGCTTTGAGAATGATCGTGGTGCTGTAATACAATACGCCAGGCAGCATAGAAAGTTGCATAGATTACAAGAAGAGTTTGAGATGTTAGATAAGAAAGAGCTGAGATCTAAAAAAGTAAAACGTAATTATGGTATGCACACTACAGAGGCTAGGAAAAGACAAGGTGAGTTGTATATACGAGATTGGTTGAATGCAGTAAGATCTGTAGAAGAAGACGGAACGACTTTACTTAACATGCATAAAATATATGATCTAGCTTTATTACAAGAGCTTATAAAGTTTAACCATAGGGGTAACTTTGACCGCGTGATGGCACTAATGATAGGTATGTACCACACTAGGGAACTTTACAATGCTGAAGTAAAAGAGATAATAGAAGATAATTCATCAAACGAATGGTTTGATAAGAATTACTACTAGTGTTATATTTATAATAGTATATATAAAAGATGTATACAGGGTAGAACAAGGTATTAATTTAATTAATTTTGCAAGATATGTATCTAGGGGGAGACAAAATACCGCAGCAAAAGCTGCCTTTATCAAAGAAAAATAAAAAGTGGAGAGAAAGCTGTGTAGAAGCCTACATAGAGCTATCTCAATATGGGGTCAATGAAAGAAAAGATGACCTTAAACGCTTATATGACTATTACAACGGTGTAATTTATGAGGATGACTATCGTTACGTTACACAACCCTACGGCAAGTCCCGTACAAATTTCCCCTCTAAAATGCGTAACTATCCTATTATCAAACCTATTATTGATCTTCTCTTGGGTGAAAAGTCTAAACGACCTCTGAATTACACCGTTACCGTACAGAATGGAGATGCAGTAAGTGAGAAAGAAAACGCAAAACAACAAGCCATATATCAGAACTTACAGCAAAGATTTATACAAGCTTTGGGACAAAGTAATCCAGAGATATTACAGAACATAGAATCTCCAGATGATATTCCTATGCCTAAACATATAGTTGATCAGTTTGAAAATACTTATGTAGATAACAGAGCTATTAAAGGGCAGCATGCTATAACATATATTATGCAGTCACAAGAGGTGTATGATAAATTACAAAAGGCATGGTTTCACTTCCTAGTATCTGGTGAGGTATACACACATAGAGGTGTAAGAAATAAAGAACCTTTCTATGAAGTTCTTAATCCTATTGACATTGATTACGATAAAGATCCAGATATAGAGTTTGTAGAAGATGGTGACTGGGCATTAGTTAGAAAGTATGTACATGCATCATCAGTTATTGATTCATTCTACGAATCATTAACAGAAGAACAAGTATTAGAGCTAGAAGAGCCAAGACAATCAGATCCTGAGTCATACTTACTATACAGACGAGCAAGAGCTGGTTCTGATCCAAATACGTACAGAAATAGATTATTAGAAGTAGTTACTGTATATTGGAAGTCAAGAAAAAGAATAGGCTTTTTAGAATACATGGACCCAGAGACTGGGGCTATGGAAGAGATGGAGGTTGATGAAACCTTTAGACTGCCTAAGGAGATGAAAGATATGGGTGCTAAGGTAACCTATCTATGGGTAAACGAAGTATGGGAAGGCACACGTATTGATGGTAGATTCTATATAAATATTAATCCTGTAGCTAACCAAAGAATATCTATTGACAATGCATCAACATGTAAGTTGCCTATTAATGGTAGAAAATACTCTGATATAAATGCTGACAACATATCACTAGTATCACTTGGTATACCTTATCAGTTGAACTACAATATATTTAAATATAGAATGGAGTTAGCAATAGCTAGAAGTAAAGACATTATTTCACAGTTTGACATTAATATGATACCTAAGAAGTGGGATATGGACAAGTTTATGTACTATGTAGAAGGTACAGGTATTGCATGGGTAGACTATAACAAAGAAGGTATACAGCTTAATCCACAGCATCAATCAGTATTAGATATGTCAATAAAGACTATATCACAATACATCACACTATTAGAATCTATACTAAATGAATGGGAAAAAATATCTGGTGTGTCTAGGCAAAGACAAGGTACAATTGGTGCATATGAAGGTAAGGCTAGTTCACAACAAGCTATTCTACAATCGTCGCACATTACAGAAGATTTATTCCGTAAGTTTGCTAGGCTAGAACAAAGAGACTTACAAGCACTACTTGACTATTCTAAAGAAGCATGGCTTACTGGTAAGCAGGGTATGTTTGTAATGCCTGATGGCACTATGGACTTTTTAGATCTTGATACACTGCAACACATGGAATCTAACTATGGTATCTTTGTATCTGATGCTGGTAAAGATCAACAACGATTAGATCAGATCAAAGGCTTGGCACAAGCTATGATACAGAATGGTACTAAGGCATCTATGGTTGCTGAGATGTTTGAATCAGAAAACTTTAGTCAGATAAAAGGTAAACTTAAAGCAGCAGAGAAGGCTGCAGAAGAATTAGAGCAAGCACAACAACAAGCACAGCAACAACAAGCTCAACAGCAGATGCAAATGCAACAGCAAGAAATGGAAAGAGCTTCTATTGATAAAGAGAAGGATAGACAGTTAGACATTGAAGTAGCGTTGATAAATGCAGAGGCTAGAAAGAATCCAGAGCTAGACAGTTTTAATATGCAGAAGTTAATGCAAGACTTTGAAAATAAACAGCGCGAGTTAGATATTAGAGAAAGAGAACTTGGTGCTAAAACAAACAATGACAACGAGAAAAATCAGATAGCAAGAGAGGGCAATGCTGAATAATCAACTGCGTAGAGAAATATTGGACACGGCTAGGTCTACTGGATTTGAAGGTAGTATACTAGACTTGTATCAAATGGCTAACCAAGGTGCTAATGTACCAGAGATGTTACAAGCAGAAGCACAGGCTAAGCAACAGAATATGCTAGTTGCGCAAACTCCACAAGAACAACAAGTAGGTTTACGTGAGCAGCAAGCTATGGGTAACACAGATGCTAGCATGGTTTTTCCAGACGTACCAGCTAATACATCATTCAATACTGAAGGCATGAGAGTGCCTATCAATATTTCTAAGGTAGATGAGCAAGGACACCTAGTACAATCGTATGAGAATGTACCACCAGGTATTAAAGATTTACCTACAGGACCAAAGCGTGGTACAGTTATAGAAACACCAGCTTACAAAAAGGGTGGCTATAGATCTAAGCATGGTAAAGACCCAGTAACAGGTACAGGTAAAAAGCCAAAAGGCAGTGGTAGAAGATTATACACAGATGAAAATCCAAAAGATACTGTAGGTATTAAATTTGCTACTCCAGCTGATGCTAGAGCTACAGTAGCTAAGGTTAAAAAAGTTAATAAACCATTTGCTAGAAAGATACAAATCCTTACTGTAGGCGAGCAAAGAGCCAAAGTAATGGGTAAAACACAAGTATCAAGCATATTTACCAGGGCTAAAGAAGCACTAAGACGCGGTAGAAAAAGGACATAAGTGATATATAATAAAGACATATCCAAAAACATATATGTTTGTCCCAATACAAACATATTTAACTATTTTTGTAAAAAATTAATATATAGATTATGATAGAACCAGGAGAAGAAGGCATCGGTTTAGATGACATTTCATTTGACGATGTGATAGGTGGCGGATCAGAAAGCTCAGAGGTAGCAGAAGATCTTGCAATAGACGCACCGAGCGCAGAAGCTGAAGAGCTTGACGCGGATGCAGAAGAGTTAGAAGAGTCTGAAAGCGTAGAAGAAGTTGAAGAAGAGGAAGAGGAATATGAAGACGAGGAAGATGAGGACTACGAGGAAGACGAAGAGTATGAAGATGATGACGAAGAAGATGACGAAAAGTCTACTTCATCTACAGTAGTTGCTTCAATACTAGATAAGTTAGGCTTTGATACCGAGGATGAGTATGATGATACTGAAGAAGGTCTCTTAGCAATGACACAAGATGTTGGACAACAGATAGCGGAAGATCAATTAAACAATTTGTTTGAGAACTTCCCATTAGTACAAAGACATCTAGAATACGTTCTTAATGGTGGTGAGTCTAGAGATTTTATGCAAGCGTATGATCCACAGTTAGACTACAACCAGGTAAGTTTTGATGAAGAAGATACAAGAAGTCAAAAAGCTATTTTATCTGATTACTTTGCAACAAAAGGACACGATCAGGATTTTATAAAAGAGCTGCTGACTGATTACGAAGATACTGGTAAATTATACCAGAAAGCTGAAGCTGCTAGATCAGCTCTAGGTAAGATGCAAGAACAATCCAGAAGTCAACTGGTTGAACAGCAGAAACAACAAAGAGCTCAGCAGGAAGAACAGCAAGAAGAGTTTTGGAATGGTGTGTATGAAGCCATCGATAGTACTGATGATTTTGCAGGTATATCTATTCCGAAGAGAGAGAAGTCAAAGTTTTTTGACTATATCTCAAATCCTGTGACTAGAGATGGTCGCACACAAAGGGATTTAGATCACTCTGAAGCAGAGATGGATACTAAACTCGCTATTGATTATTTAATGTTCAAAGGTTTTGATTTATCAAAATTGGTAGAAACAAAAGCTAGAACATCAAATGCTAAGTCATTACGAGATAGAATATCCAGAAATGAGGAAAGAGTTAAAAGCGCACGAGGACGTCAAAGACGTAAGAGTAAGCAAGTAGACTTAGATGATTTGGATCTTAACATATAAATGGCAATTTTAAAATGCAACTTAACTTTATAAAAAATTAGATAATTATGCCACAATTACAAGGAACGAACATTAGCGTACAAAAGACGTTTTATAATGATTCGCAAATGACAGACATGAACAGTCTAGCAAATGCATTATTGTCTAAGCCAACTGAACTATCTCCGATTATTACGCACCTAGCGGGTAAAGATGATAAACGATTCCCACTATCTTTCTTAACAGAAGGAGCTGGTAATGTTCAATCAATTGACCGTCTAGAATACGAATATCGTGTAGCTACTCATAAATTGAGAACTCGTCCAGTGGCTGTGACAAATGCAGGAAGCAACTTAGGACAGGGAGGATCAACATTTACATTGGTTTTTCCTGACAAACGATTTGTATTCCCATACGTATTAGTAAACAATAAAGGTGAACTAGCTCGTATTATGAAAGAACCAACTCCTTATGCAGGAAGTTCTAACTTTGAATACACTTTACAATTAGTAAACCCAGCAGCAGCTACAGTACTATCTTCAGGATTTACTGCAGGTGATCTTTGGGCGCAATTATATGCACCAGTAGGTGTTGACTTCTCAAGAGGTAACGCTTCTAACTGGCAAGCACCAGGTAAAGTTCGTAACAAAATTACTACAGTACGTAAATCTTATCACATGTCAGGACATGCTAAAGATTTTGTAGCTGAGTTTTCTTTACCAACTAAAGGTGGTGGTTCTACTAACCTTTGGATGGATTATGAAGAGTACAACCACATGCTTGACTTTAAAGAAGAGTGTGAGATGTACTACTGGTACGGACAAAAAACTTATGATGCAAACGGTAATACATTCATGAAAGATGAGAATGGACAGCCTGTAATCGTAGGTCCAGGTTTATTTGAGCAAATTGTAAACACTGATACTTATTCAACTATGACTGAGTCTAAGTTAAAGAATATTATTGGTGATTTGTTCTACCAAATGACAGACGCTAACCAGAAGCAAGTAACATTATTTACTGGTACTGGTGGAGCAAGAGAGTTTGATGAAGCTCTTAAGTCACACTTTGCAGGTAACTCCTTCAAGGTAGGTGGCGAAAATAGATTTATTACAGGTAGCGGACGTAACTTAGGTTTAACTGGTTACTTCACTACTTATGAGCACGTGGACGGACACGTAATCAATGTGGTTAAAATTCCATTATTTGATCATGGTCCAGTTGCACAAGCTCGTCAAAAGCACCCAGTCACTGGTTACTCATTAGAGTCTTACCGTATGGTATTTGTTGACCAGTCTAACTACGACGGACAAGCTAATCTTTCAATGATCTCTAAGAAAGGTCGTGAGATGATGCGTTGGTGTGTTGCTGGTTCTGTAGTTCCAAGAGGATTTGCAGCTACAGATACTAGAGCATCAGATGTTGATGGTGCAAGTGTACACATGTTGAAGACAGCGGGTATCTGCTTACGTAGATTTGATACTTCGTTGGATATTCAATGTGTAGCTTCCTAATTTAGGGAGTTAAAAGAGGCGTGCATTCGCAAGTCTATATATTGGTTTTTGGTTGAAGTCGTGGGGGCTTAGTGCCCCCGCTTCTTCTATTTAAGATATTGGGGAGTTATTCTTTGCATCCACTAATTAAAACTTTAAAAGAACTATATTATGAGTAAGAAAGTGTACTTACGGGCTAAGCAGATTAATAATCACTTACCCAAGGAAATTAACGCTAGCGCTATTAGAAAACTAAGTAGCGTATATGTAAACCGACAACCACTAAAACCTTTTGATCCCCAGGATGAAAAGAAGTATTTAGAAGGCATGTTAGATGTAGATCCCGCTCACATGGAGTGGCCTAAGCACACTAAGAAATTTTGGGCTGAGTTTACTATCCCAGTAGGTTTTGAAGGTGTAGAACTAGAAGTAGGTAAAGCTGAAAACGATTATCCTATTAATATTAATGATTTCATCAAATATAATTTTGCATTGAAACATCCACACGTAGCATTGACAGAAGAAGAAATGAACTCAAGTTCAGAGAAAAGATTTTTTATTCAAGATTTAGCTAAGAAGGATATAAAACGTAATAATGATATTCAAGTGAAGAAAGATGCTGATAAAGCATTTATTAAAGTAAGCACGGATGAGAAACAAATGAGAAGAGTGTTCAGACTATTAGGTAATATTAATCCTGATACATTGACTAGAGAACAAGTAGAAAACTTACTCTATGATATTAAGGAGAAAGAGCCTAAGAAGTTTATCAAAGTATCTCAAGATAAACACTTAGAACTAAAAGCAGAAATCGAAACAATGGTATCTGCAGGAGTACTAAGAAAGATAGGTAACCAAGTTATCTTTATTGATGAGGTATTAGGAGAAACAATGGATGACACTGTTATACACCTGAATGACAAAAAGAACTCAGGCAAATTAACTACTTTAAGAGCAAAACTTAAAACACTAGCATCTTAATGAATGTAACTGAAATGCATATAGCTGTACAGCAAGGAGTGGATAAGATTAATTCACTCCAAGCTGACAGTTTGCTATCTGAAGAGATAGATATTGAATTAAACAAAAACATGTTTAGGTTTATCAACACCAAGTACGGTAGAAATAACCTATACAGAAAAGGATTTGAAGAATCACAAAAAAGAATAGACGACTTACGTACGCTTGTACGCGAGTATGAAGCTCCTGTATCATTTAAGGAGCAACTAAAAACAAACATATTTGTAGATACATTTCAATTACCAAATGATTATATGTATTTGGTAAATCAAATGTCAAAGCTTTGGATTAACAATTGTAAACCTATAGGCTATAACTTAGTTAATCCTCCAGCAATATCGTTCTTTACATTAGACTTAAATAATTTTGTACTGAATAACCAGCTTGGAGATTCTACAGCATTTATACAAGGTATAGAAATGGTAGCAGATATTACAGGAACTGATGCTACATCTGCTGTAATATGGAATCCATCGGCATCTTTTCTAGCTGGAGGTTGGACACCTGAGAGTTATCCTGCAAATATAGAAGCAACAAAACAAGATATATTAGATAATCCAGGAGCTGGGTTTGATATATATTGGGAAGAGTATGAAACACTAAACTATCCAGGACAGTTTATAGTTATAGTAGATACAGACCAGCATGACTGGTTTAACTATGATGCATCTGCAGGTAATGTTAGTCATGCTGTAGGTAATCCTGCAACAGGAGCTACACAACCAGCACAACAAGCAGGGCAAGTTATGGATACAACATATTCTGAAAGAAGAGAACCAATATCATATTCTGCGAGAATACAAGAGGGAAACAGATTCTCTCAACAAGACGACATATTTGCGCTTCTGAGTGACCCGTTTAATACAACTAAACATACCTCTCCACTAACAACGTTTAGAGGTAGGTCAATAGATATATACACTAGTGATATATTTATAATAGATACGTTAAAAATAACGTACATCAGAAAGCCACAAGAAATATCCTTACCTTTGGGGGTAAACTGCGAACTTCCTGAGCACACTCATCAAGAGATTGTGAGCATGACAGTTAGTAGTATATTAGAAGCTATCTCTGATCCGCGATACAAAACAGCGCTTGGGGAAGTTACAAAGAATGAATAATTATTAATAGCGGCATAGCCGCATAAATTTTAGAAAAATGTCAAGACACATATTGATTGGAACCGGAGCAGACGTTAGCCTTTCAAACGGCGAAGTAGGTAACGGAGCTATTATGATTCAAAAAGTAAGTTCGGCTGGACCAACTGAGTTGGTATTAGGAGATACTCTTGTTGACTCTGATCAGATTAGATTTGTACAAGGAACAGCTTCAGGTAAAGCTAATGTTGTAAGCCCATGGGTTTATGGTAAAGATGTTATTAACTGGTCTGGTAAGTCTTATGCAGCAGCAGCTGTTAGAGATGAAACTTATACTATTTCAGCACTTACTGCTACTGCAGCGGGTGAAGCTAGTATTAAACTTTTAAATATTACAAATGGTGAAGAGCCTTTTGCTTTTAAATCTTATACTACAGCTTACGCTATAGGCGCAACAGCAACTACTATTGCAGATGCTTTAAAAGCTTTAATTGCAGCAGATCAACCAACATTCGCTAATTGCGATAATACTGGTGATAGTGATGCTACATTAGATTTTTCTGGTTTTGCTACAGGAGCAACAGATAATGCTGGTAATATCGTTTTAGGATTACCTACAGACTTTAAAGTTGTTTTTGAAGATGTTAACCCTACAGATGCAGCAAGAACTATTTCAGCAGCAGTAGTTGGAAGTTATTCTCCAGGAGTAGGAATGGCGTATGAAGTAAAATCTATAGAAGAAAGTTTACAAGGAGTTGGATTTGGATTCTACAACAGAATTCACCAGCCAATTGCACCAGATTCTTATGCTGATATTTCTACACCTACTGGATACGATATGTATTCAATTGTAGCAACTAAAGATGGAAGTTCACACTCACAAGTACATGGAGTAGATAACTTAATAGATATTACATTTGCCATTAAGAATGGACAATCAGGTGGAATAACTTTTGAGAATATGCTTAATGGTTATTTTGCTGGGATATTTCCAACTGTAACTTTATAATAAATTATTAACTTTTAAGAATTAAAAAAATGGCAAGTAATCCAAAATTATTTACGCACAAATGTACATATGATGTTACTAATGGAGCAGATTTAGGTACAGCGGCATCTCACGTCCCTTCAAACGCTGGTACTAAGATACCAGATAATGCAATTGTTATGCGATGTACTACATATACGTCTGTAGCAATGGTTGCAGTGGGTGGTACTCCAACTTTTACAATAACTTGTGGAGGTATTACCTTAGTAGGTACTCAAAACTGTGTAGGGCATGCGTCTTTAGCAGATGAGAAAGTAACTATTAATGAGGTAGCTGATAAAACTACTTCAGCTGGTGATATAACTGTTGTTATAGCAGATCAAGCTATTAATGCAGGCGTTATTGAAATCATTACAGAATACTATTTAGCTACTGAGCAAGGAGCTTAATTAGTAATTTAACATAAGACTCACAGGGGACTAGTTTCCCCTGTAGGTCTTTTTTACAAAAATTTAAAACAATATGGCAATAAATACATCTCAAACAGCAGATTGTAACAAAGTTATAATCACTGTTACAAATCCACAATCTGCAGCTTCTCATGAAGTAGTGGTGACTGGTCCTAACGGATCTGTTAACTATACATTTCCAGGAGGACTAGACAATATAAGAATTGTAACAATAGAAGAAGCTGGTGGAGGCAATGGCGTATTTGTTATTGATCATCTTGTTGATGGAGAAATATATGCAAAAACAGCAGTGCTAATGGCTTGCGATGTTTTATGCTGTATTGCTCACAAAATAGAAGAACTATTAGACTGCGACTGTGACTGCAACAAATGCTCTCCGCATTTTGTTGAAGCACAAAAAATATTTTTATTACTAAAAGTAGCAGAGTCAGAACTCGCTACTGTAGATACAGAAGGTACTATAGATCAAATACAAGCTGTTATCGACAATGCAAAAAGAAAATATCTAACAGCCCAAGACATGTGTGCTGGGCATTGTGGATGTAACTGTTAATTATGGCAAAGGTACTACAGACTTTTTTATCTTTTAAATACTTTCAAGATGCGGCAGGAGTAAACTATCTTATAGTTAATTCTTCTGGAGAAAACCCTGTTATATCTTTAACGCCTTCAGGTAGTATTAGAGTTAGTTCAGAGACTAGACAGGTTTTAAGAGATGGTACTAACGAGATAGTACAAACTTATACTGGTTCAGGAGACGTAACAGCTCTTTTTAATAATAAGGCTACTACACAAATATCTATAGTAGAGCCATCATCTGCAGAAGCTTTATCAGTTCCTTTTGGAAGCTTACAAAGATCTTTTTCATTTGATGTTGCATCTGGTAGTGATACTGGATATGATATTTCTGACGCTCTGTATTATGACAAGGGCGTTCATAAACAACTTGTAATATTTCCAGAATCTAGAAACCCACATTTAGATACAAGCTCAAGAACAGATTTTTACTATTTATCTTCAGGGAATACAGCTTATATAGCTTCTAGTGATTTACAGAATCAGTTTTTAAATAGTATTAAATATACAAACAGAGGATCTGAATCAGGAAACTTAGGTAAAGTTAGGGGAGGCTTTGATGACAATAGTTCATTATTATTTACTTGTACTCCAGAGATAACAGGCACAAGCCAGCCAAAAGTAAGAGGTGGTATCGTGTCTGTAGCAATGCAGCCTAGAGATCTTATCATGAACTCTGTGTGTTTAGATCCTACAGCTTCAAACTACTATTTAACAGGATGTGTTAATGAACAGCTTCCTTGTACAGATTCTGGGGTTACTCATGCAAATGACTGTGATGGTATTGCTCTTACATCGCATAGACTTAATGCCTATGTTAATGTAAATGGAGGATGTTGTGAATATACTGCTGGTTGTGATGGATATGCAGTATCTATAGGAGCACAAACTCCAGCAGATACAGATACAGCTAATGGTACTATTGATGTTACAGTTACAAATGGTACTACAAACTATTCAGCTACTATACAAGCTATAAGCTTAGATAATGCTACATTAACATATACTACAAATACTGTTACCGGTATATCTACAGATACATTTACTATTAGTAGTTTATTTCCAGGAACATATTCCATTTCAGTAACAGATTCTACATCAGGAACAGCTTGTACAGCTGAATCGTCTTTTACAATTAGAGAAGATATATCTGATGTAGATGGAAGTTATGGTTGTAAGACTAACGTAAGTGCACTTAACTACGATAATAGTGTTAGCATTGATTATGGGGACGCTTGTGTATTTTGTAACGCTACAACAGGTCTTTTAGAGTCAGGTGCTGGTAGATTTTTACAAACACTAGGACCAGCTTTTGTAGAATTGCCTGGAGGATCTTCAAATACAGCTGCAACATCAGACCCTGCAGGTACATCTCTTAGTGATGGTGCAATTACTTTTGCAGGATTTGATTTTGCTGGATCGTATAATGTTTTACCTGCTCCAAATAATTTAGATTTTAGTCCTGCATCAGCGTTTACTACTAGTAATCAAGCTAGCCCAATTGACTATAGGTTATATAAAACACATATATTTATAAGTCCTGCAACTGTACAAACCTATATAGATGGAGGGCAAAGCGGGCTCACCTTCATTGCTAATAACTCTACCTTAGTTACTACAGTAGCAACTACTGGGGGAGCTTATACATTTACAAGTCTTGCAGCAGGTGATTATTATGTTGTAGCTGTTTATGATAATGATGGAACACAAGATGGAGATGATGAGGTAGAACAGTGTTATACAATTAGTTCCTACATAAACTTAAAACAAGCAGGTTGTACAGAAGAAAATGCTCCAAACTACAATTCTGATGCTGAGATTGACGATGGATCATGTTTTGTTGAAGGAGAGACAGAAGATTGTGAGCCAGGTATTAGATTTGGACTTGAAGCAAGTTGTAATCCACAATACGGAATTGTAGATATAAAATTTACAAATTTCTTTACCATGAACCCTGGTGTATTTGACGCTGGAGTTAATGGATTTACTGTCGATGGGGGATATTATAATGCACAGTTTGTTAATGGAGGGTCGTCAACTTCACCTACTAGTCTTGATGTAATCGGTAGACACGTAGCTGCAAAATACGTTTGGTTTAATATGCTATGCTATGGTATATTTAATCCTAATGAGAATGATGGAGTATATACAAATGGAAGTATGGGGCTTCCTTCTGGCGCTCAGGGAGATTTTAATACAGCAGGCGGCTCGATGGGAGGCGTTATTCCAGGATACGGACAAGGCTATCCACATGCTCTTATAATAGAACATGCTGTTGTAATGGGAGATGGTACTCTGTTTAGTTCAGGAAATGATAGTCTTAGAGATTTTTTTATAAACCCTAATATCACCATTTCTACTAACTGGATTTGTGATGCAATAACTGCTCATGGGGTTCCTCAAGGAGTTCAAGTTTCATACAACTATGGAGAATTAAATGTTTACAGTGAGAATGTTACTGAATTTATTCCTTTTACTCCAGCCCAACAAGCTTCAATGGATACTTGCTGTCTTACAGAAGAGCCTGAAACTCCAGGATGTACAGATCCACAAGCTGATAATTATAACCCGGCTGCAACAATAGACGATGGGACTTGTGAATATCCAGAGCCAGATGATATATTAGGGTGTACTGATGTAACTGCTAACAACTATAACCCATTAGCTACAATTGACGATGGCTCTTGTGAGTATGGAAATGCAGGTTCTTGGGTTGTTAAAATATGCAACGTTTGTGATTTTGATCTAAATGAACCTAATGGCTATGCAACAGAGGCTGAGTGTTTACTTGCAGCAGCAAATGAATCTGATTGCTGTTTGCTAGAAGAGTATCAAAGTACGGGCAATATAACATTTAGTAGTTCAGGATCTACTTCAACATATAATAGTGATACAGAGTTATGTGAAGATGACTCTACAGGCACTTTAACTTTTAACCTTCCTGATGCAACATCCTTATTGTCAAATATTACAAATCCAAATGGGATAGCATACATATGGCTAGTACAACATAATGTTGGTCAATTTATGTATGGTAGTTGGTTTACAGGACAGCTTAACGTTGGTTCTATACCATCCTACGGAGGTAACCCCCCATATGACACACTTACAGCAAACACTCAAATAGTTTTACCTAATGTGCCTAGTGGTGCATATATTATATCTGTTTCATTCTATGACAGTGCATTTCTAAATGCTAATGGAGAGATAGATCTTCCTACTACACAAGCAAATAGTATTCTAGGACAATGCGCACAATTATCTGGTACAGGTACTGTAGCGTTAGAAAATTGTGATGATGGTGGAGGTGGTCCTACTAATATTCACGGCTGTTTAGATCCAACTGCTACAAACTATCTTGTAAATTGTGCAGGAGTTTCTGTTCCAAATGCAAATGTAGATGACGGATGTTGTGAGTTTGTAAATGATCCACCCCCAGATGGATGCTTATGTTCAGATATAGTAGGAGGACTTACTTATGATCCTAGCTGCTGTCCAGATAATCCAAGCTGCGGTTGCATGGACCCAAATGCTTTGAACTATAATCCAAACGCTAATTATCAAGATGGTACATGCCCTTGTGAATATGAGTATAACGGATGTATAGAGGATTGCGATGGAGTAACCACAACTATGCCAGGATGCGTTCCAAAAGGTATTAAGAAATTATTAGATTATAATGCTGAATGCATTGCACGATCTGGTAATAGATTTTATACTAAACATATAACTGGTCTAGGCAGTGATTGTTCTAACATGGAGACATGGAAAATGATTATTATACAAGACCTAATGTCTAGACAAGGATTGCCTTGTATATACAACTGTGCAGATCCTTCAACTCCTAGTTTAGAATTTGCACAAACATCTTGTAAAGATAACTGGATTAGTGGAGGAAGTCAGTTCTGGAGTCCTTCAACTGCAAGTACATTTACTATAGGGTCATATGTAAGAAGACCTTATACGCCAAACCCAAATAATTTACCAGCTCCTTATTATGTAGCAATATCTAATACAGGTTTGGATGTAGATCCATTTGCTAACGATCCTGAAAGCGGTTGGAAAAAGTGTATAACTTATCAGATACTAGATGAGACGGAAGATTATTTACAAAATTTTCTTAGTTTTGCAAAAGAGTATTGTAAAGACTGCGGCATACCAGCTTATAGACAGAGAACATCAAGCAACTCTAGTGTTATAGGTGGATTTAATGTTGGAGGAACTAGTGTGACAGTAAACGGAGCTACGTTTGATGATGTAGCAGACCAATCAGATTTAACTGGTCCTTTAGGATCAACAGACGATAGCGATGAAATTGCAGGTGAAGACGATTTTGCAGGTTTAAGCTAACATAACAATAATAAAATAAAATAAAATGGCAGAAATAACATCACTAAGTACCCTTGCAAAAACTAGCGTAGATGCTAATGAATTTTTATTAGTAGCCAACTCTAGTACAAAAGCTGCTAAAAAGTTACAACTACAAACGTTGTTTCCAGCAGTATCTACAGCAGGTACAAGTTCAGAAACATTATATACTAGTGCAACATTAACAAATAAAAACCAGATAGTATTTAAGGGTATTGCTTCTGGAGATACAGGTTTGTTAACAGTAGCAACTACTTCAAGTAACATAGTATTAACGGTATTAGAAGCAGGTATAGACCTTAGTTTGTGTAACAATGCAACATCAGGCTTTTTGACTGGTGTAGATTTTTCAGGTACAGTTACTGGTACATGTGCGGTTACAAATGGAGGCACAGGATTATCTACTATAGTTAAAGGGGCAATATTATATGCTAGCGCAGATGATGCTATTTCAGCTACATCGGCAATGTCTACAAATGGGCAATTGCTTATAGGTAATGCAACTAATGGTTATCCATCAGTAGCAACACTTGCAGCAGGATCAGGTAATCTAACTATTGTTAATGGCCCAGGTACAATTACTCTTGACGCTAACTTATCAAGCTTATCAGCTAACCTAGATACAGGTAGTTATAACATTGACTTGAATACTAACTATATTAGTGATGATGGATCTGATAGAGGTTTATATGTACACACTAATGGTAAAGTAATACTTAACGACTCAGGATCTAGTTTAACGACAGGAGATGCTACAGGTCAGTTAAACATACAAGGTACAACTACTACAGCTATTACTATAGGTAACTCTGGGGCATACCAAGGAAATTATGATATTAAAACTACAACATCAGGATCAGGAACTAACGGTGCTATATTAAATATATATGCAGGTACTTCTGGAGGAGGTGATCAAGTTGGTGGAGATTTAAGATTATTTGCAGGAACTGGTACAGGATCTGGTAGAGGAGGAAATGCTACAATTGCTGCAGGTGATGCAGCCTCAGGAGATCCAGGAGACGTATTATTAAGAACTTATACAACTGGAGGATCACTAACCACAGCAGTAACTGTAGATAGTTTACAGGATGTGTCAGTAGAAACAGGTAATCTGTTTGTAAAAGCAAAACCTATTTATGCAAGAGCATCTAGTACAGCAGCGTTTATACAATATCAAGGTGCACCAGCTACTACAGATGACGGTACTACAGCAGTATCAGCTGCTAACATACTAACAGGTATTGTGCAGTGTACACCTACAGCTGATAGAAGTAAAGCTACTGATACAGCATCTAACTTAATATCAGGATTATCTTTAACAGCAGACAATGATAGCTTTGACTTTAGTTTTATTAATTTAACAACTGACGGACAAGATAACGTAACGCTTACAGGAGGAACAGGTGTAACACTTGTAGGTAATATGGTAATACACGCACAGGATGCAGCAGATGATGCAGTATCTATAGGTGTAGGAAGATTTAGAATAAGAAGAACCGGTGCTAGTGCAGTAACTATGTACAGAATCGGATAATATTAACCAATTAATTATATAGACAATGAAAGTAAAAATGAAAAATGGTGAGTTTGTTGAATTATTTAACGGACTAAGTGCAGTGAATTCCTTGAAAGGAGTTAAGTTTGGATTATTAGTATCTAAGAATATTAGAGTAATACAAGAAGAACTTAAGGACATCGAAGAAGCTAGCAAGCCTAGTGAAGAGTTTTTAGGACTATCACAAAAAATGCAGGTTCTTATGAATCAGAAAGATGACGAAGCGATAACTAAGTTAGAAGAAGAGAATAAAGAACTTGTGGATGCAAGAAAAGAACAGTTGGCTGAAGTAGATAAACTACTATTAGAAGAAACTGAAATTGAGCTGCATGCTATACCAGAAGACTGTTTACCGGCAGATATTACTGGAGAACAAATTATTAACATTGATAAAATTATTGAATAATGGCAACATTAACAGCAAAATTAACATTAACAAGTAACAACGCTACAAGCGATGCATTAAATCTTAGCGTTTCAAAAACAGCAGTAGTCGGAGAACCTATAGTAGCTATATCAAGACAGACTATAACAACAGCTGATAACCAGGAGTTAGTGGACGAAGGAACTAGTGGAGTATTTTACTTCTATGCTAAAAATACAGATGCAACAAACTTTGTTATACTTCAAACTACAGCAAGTGTACAGTACGCTAGATTGAATCCTGGTGAGTTTGCATTTTTCCCTATAAATGATGGGGCTGGTTTAGAAGCAAGAGCTGATACAGCTAGTTGTATTCTAGAGTACGCATACTGGAAAAAAGCATAATGACAAGAGTAGTTATATTTTTATTTTTAGCATTTCTTACAACTACAGTAAATGCACAGTTTAAGAAACCATTTAAGTTTTCTACATTTTATGTAGCAGTAAATGGTGGCACATCTTTGGCTGATGAAAATATATATTCAGTAGATAATAGTTACTTAGGGGTAGATACAGTTCTAACCCCTTATGATTATTCTCTTACAATGGGTATACGTAAAATCAAAAGGTTTGGATATGAAGATAGAAGAACATTTAAAGATGGTACAGAAGCCGCTTATGGTGATGCTGCTACTATTGGCTTATCTCCATTCGAGTATCTATTTGAAGTAGATTACAGAAGACAAGAAGGTATAGAGTATTTAGACCAGCAACATTTTATAAGATATGTAAAGCCAGTATGGATGGCAAAAGTTGCATATGTTAAAGAAGGGTTTGCAGATATAGAATACTTTGAAAGTACTCAAAGACTGCGAGTATTTGGTAATAAAAAATTATCTTTTAATCTAGGGGCAGTTCAAAGACTTGCTGAACCTTATGGGTACGACCCTTTAGAAGAATGGTTAATAGCTTCAGGACAGTTACATTATACTTGTTTAGCTATAGAAGAAGGGTATAGCGTTGATGTTTATGAGTCTGAGTATAGAGACCCAGATGGTAATTTAGTAGCAGAAAACGCAACTGTTTGGAATCAAGTAGTAATTCCTGAAGTGCTTAGCAACTACGTAGAAAAGAAAAAGAACGAACTGCCTAATCAGTGGCAATACTCGCTAGTAATGGGATTTGATTTCTATCACTACAAAAAAGATTTTTGGTTACATTCTTGGGGTAACCTAATGCCTTATCACTATAATGGTGGTGGCGAATATTCGTATCACAACTTTAATGATGAAGAACAGTGGTATGATTACTCAGGAGGATT